CTTGGCCTGTCTAACGATGAAATTGAATACCTGCTTAAGAACGACATTGAGCGATGCCGAAACGAGTTACTGGGTGAGTACGCGTGGTTTAAAGACCTAGATAGCGTGCGCCAAGATGCCATAATCGACTTGTCATTTAACCTTGGGCAGACCCGATTGCGTACGTTTGTTAAGGCTTTAGGCCACATGGCTACGGGTAACTACGAAGAGGCTGGACAAGAGTTTTACCGTAGCCGTTGGGCTGAACAGGTTGGCGACCGCTCGTTGGAAGTCTGCCAAATGATTAGTTCTGGGGAGTACCAACAACGATGAAAACTGTACATGCACCAAAAGCATTAGCTGACGGTAACGTAGAACCTGCCCATGAGATAGAAATACTCTGTGCCGAATGTGGATATGATNTAGACGAGAACGAATTAGAAGCAGATACTTGTTCTGATTGCGGTGCTTCTTTAAACTTNAAGCAGAACACTTCTATCCAAGTAACAACCCTACCGCCGGTATTTGGCGAGACAATGTGATGGGTTCCTTATGCCACTACAGAAACTAGCGTTAAAACCGGGGGTTAATCGGGAGAATACTCGTTACACCAGCGAAGGTGGATGGTACGAATCCGACAAAATACGGTTCAGGCAGGGCACACCGGAGAAGATTGGTGGGTGGCAGCGTATATCCGAGGCTACCTTTCTTGGCGTCTGCCGTTCTTTGTGGAACTGGGTAACGTTAGGCAGTCAGAACCTTATCGGTGTAGGCACTAACCTCAAGTTCTATATCGAAAATGGTGGTGCGTACAACGACATAACGCCTTTACGGGCTACTGTAAGCCTTACTAACCCGTTTACTACCACTAGTGGATCTCCTACGGTCAGCGTTGTAGACGCTAATGGGGGCTACACATCAGGCGATTTCGTCACCTTTTCGGGTGCATCTGCCGTTGGTGGACTTACTTTAAACGGTGAATTTCAGATCACCGTAGACACTACAGCCACTAATACTTACTTTATAACCGCTGCTAGTAATGCCACTTCTGCGGCAACTGGGGGCGGTACAGTATCTGCTGCTTACCAAATTAATACCGGATCGGCTTACGTAATACCTCTAACGGGTTGGGGAGCAGGTTCGTGGGGTGCTGGAGTATGGGGCACTGGTGGTACATCTGACACTCAGATACGCCTATGGTCACAGATAAACTTTGGTGAAGACCTTATATTTGGGCCTCGTAATGGGCCTATATACTACTGGGATGCAACGTCAGGGCTTAATTCTAGGGGCGTTACGTTGGCCTCAATATCCCCTGTAGGAGCGAACGTACCAAGCGTACAAGACCTTATTTTAGTGTCAGATATTAGCCGTTTTGTATTCTGTTTTGGCTGTAACGACTTAGCTACTGCAACTAAAAACCCGATGTTGATTCGCTGGTCAGACCAAGAGAACGCTACCCAGTGGACTCCTGCGGCAACAAACCAAGCAGGTAGCCTTCAGCTATCGCGTGGGGCAGAGATTGTAGCGGCCAAACAAGCCCGTCAGGAAGTCCTAGTATGGTCAGATTCGGCCCTGTATGCCCTCCAGTACGTCGGTGCTCCAGTGGTATGGGGGGCACAATTAGTTGGTGAAAACATCTCCATAGCCTCTCAAAATGCCGTAGCATACGCCAATGGTGTGGCCTACTGGATGGGTGTGGATAAGTTCTATAAGTACGACGGGCGCACGCAACCACTGCCCTGTAACCTCCGAAAGTTTGTATTTAACGATTTTAACACCGCCCAGTATCGCCAAGTGTTTTCGGGCACTGTAGAGGCATACCATGAAGTTTGGTGGTTTTACTGCTCGGCTGAGTCCGATACTGCTGATCGGTATGTTGTGTATAACTATCTGGATAACATTTGGTACTATGGCACGATGGATCGTACTGCATGGTTGGATTCGGGTTTGCGAGACTACCCACTAGCTGCAACTTATAGCAACAATCTCGTGAATCAGGAAGAAGGCGTTGATGATAACGAATTAGGAGCAAGCACGCCTATACACGCGTATGCTTCTACCGCTGAGTTCGATCTAGATGACGGACATCAATTCAACTTCATTTGGCGCGTACTTCCTGATATCACGTTTGACGGGTCTACAACAGAAAGCCCTAGTGCTGTTATGACGTTGTTACCGATGCAGAATTCAGGGTCTGGGTATAACTCCCCTGCTTCGGTAGGCGGGTCAAATGACGGTACGATTACCCGATCCGCTGTGTTGCCCATAGAGAAGTTTACAGAGCAGCTCAATACGCGGGTTCGTGGACGACAGATGACCATGAAGATAGANTCTACGGAAGCAGGTGTTACGTGGCAGTTGGGGTCTCCGAGGTTGGATATGCGGCCTGATGGGAGACGGTAGTGGCTGGCGATAACACAGTATACAATGTTCCGTTCCGTGCCCCAGCTCTGCCGTATGCGCCTCAAGTGTACAACCAAGAGTCGTTTGAGCAGTTCAACAACGTACTACGGATATACTTTAACCAACTAGACAACGCGCTGAGAAACGCTATGGCAGTCCAAGAACCATACGAGTTACAAGTAGCTAAAGGCCAGATCGCTGGTGCTTCTACGTTGTACAAGTTCGGTACCAATCCAGACATCGATAGCGCAGAAGAAACGATATGGAGCACTGGGGGTGATTATCCTTGGCCCACGGCTGCATTTACTGCGTTTATTAGTAGCTCTAGTGCAGCAGATACTAGTGCAGGTACGGGTGCACAGACCGTAACCGTTGAGGGGGTAGACGAGAACTACGCAGCTCAGACCGTAACCGTCAGCATGAACGGGCAGACTCAAGTGCAGATTGGCGATGCTTCTGGTTGGCTGCGTATCAACCGCATATTTGTTGCTACTTCAGGATCAGGCGGCACTGCTGCAGGTACCATATACGTGGCCAATAGCGGCGTTACAAGTGGGGTACCTACCGGAATAACGTACGGACAGATTGTACAAGGCGACAACCAAAGCCAGATGTCAGTGTATACAGTCCCTGCAGGATTCACGTTATTCTTAGATGATGTTACGTTTACAGCAGCTATTGCTATCGCTAACAAGAACGTAACCGCTAAGTTCGTGACTAGAGACTTTGGCTCAAACACGTTTCGCACAAAGATCATACAGACAGTACAGAGTAATTTGCTTGTATTGCCTTTTCATTACCCGTTCAGCATTGCAGAGAAAACGGATATGGAATGCCGAGCCAGCTCCGATACCACTAACGTAGTCGTCGGCGCTTCATTTGAGGGGGTGCTGATAGCAAACTGATATGATGGTCGTAGATAGCAAAAAAGATAGAGTTCTTACGCAAAAAGAAATATTAGAAGTGGTTGGCGCTAATATAGGGTTTGGGGTTGCGGATGAAAAATCTATTGTAGAGCGGACGTTGCATTCTATAAATGACCCAATGAAAAACCAACAGCAATACGGCAATACTATTTTTGTGACGACGCATACGGAAAAAATGGCGCAAGTCGAAGTATTCACCGCAGATACAGCTATAAATTTTGTAGATAGTTGTTTGCGGTACTATAACTACATGCAAGGTAAGGGCGTTAAAGCGTATTTAGCCATTATAGAAGGTTCTTTATTACGAGCCGTTAAAATATTCCAACGGTACGCTAGGAAAGCCAATGCTTCCGTTAAACAATATGGTGTTGCCCCGACAAAACGTATTGTTATTGTAACTATTGGCGATACACCTATTGTAAGGAGAGGGTACAGTGGCTAGTCTTGCAGATAAAGCAGCAGCTTTAGGAGCCACGTTTTCTAGCGCCTTGGGTTCGGTAGGTTATTTTTTTAATTCTTTCGGGCAAGACCTAGGATCTTTTCTTGGCAATTTCAGTTTAGGTACATTTGGTGCTGGTGGGCAGCTAGGAGGGAGTGGCCCCTTCGGTTCGGGTGCGGGTGTAAATCCCTTTTTCCAACTCAATATGAGGGATTTTTCTGCAGGTAAAAACGTTATTCCTAATGCAGAAGATTTTAAAAATGAGCTAGGAGAAACATTAGATATAGCCCCTGAAGACTTAAAAGATATAAGTACAGAAACATTGTTGGGTCTGTTGCAGCAAGTGTTGCCAGAAGAATTTGCAACCTTAATGGGTGGGTTGACCGGGGCTACTGAAGCGGATATTCAAGAATGGGTACATAAAAGCACTGAAAATCTTATAGTAGATATGCTTGGGTTAGATGGCGTCCCTACGTATGGAGACCCTAACTTTATTGATTACGTTACAGAATACTATAGTTTTAGAAACGGCACCGAAACTGAACGAAGTGTAGAGTATAAAGACAGAAGACTTACAGAAACAGTAGAACAAGCCTTTAAAGATCTTGGGTATAACCCTTCCCCCGAAGAAATAGACGAACTCAAGAAAAATCCTTCAGGGGTTGCAGAATATGTAGACCCAAGACAAGTTACAAATGATGAAGTCATAGAGAGACTAGAGCGGTTAGGGGTAGATGTTGAAGGTCAAGCTGAAGCAGCAGGTCAAACTCCTGAAGAGTACGCAGAACAGATAAAACAGTCTATACCGCCGGGAGATGGCTCAGAAGCTGCCTTTGATGACGCAATGATAATGTCGTTAACATCTACGGCAGCGGGAGGAACAGGGTCCGCAAGTTTTAAAGAAGCTCTGTCTAAAATGGGTACGGGTGTAAAAAACCTATTATTTGGTACCAATAGCGGTAGACCTAAACCGTGGTTACAAATACTTAAAGAACAGATAGAAAAAAAATATTTCCCTACTTTTGAAGACCAAATGCCCGGTTTTCCTCTAGCCATTACGTTTGACTTAGATGGTGCAAGTGCAGCAAATCCTACCGGTGCGGTACTACGGGCAGATCTAAAAATTCCTGTACCGTTTCCTATTAACGGCCCTCCAATAATCATTCCTATATTTGACGTTAACGGTAATTATGTAGGGCCGTCTACTCCTGAAGGGATAGCAGGATTAATTATAGACCCCAAAACAGGGGTTATTGCCCAAGTAGTAGATGGTGTAAAGCAAACTGTCGCTCAAATCAAAGGTGAAGCAGTACAAATCCTTGGCGCTGCAGGGGATGTTATTAGATCGTTTCCGTTAGGGTTATTAGAAAACCCTGATTGGAAAGAAGGCGACCCCAACCCGTTTGAGTTAGAGGTTGATGGGAATGGAGATATAGCTCCCCAAACCGACGAAAATGGTAATCCCGCTACAGGCTATGCCCCCGATACTGGTCTGCCGGTCTACGAAAAAGAAGAAGAAGAAGAAGACCCAGTTGTTTCAAGAAGCCCGTACGAAGACGGGTCTGCTAGCGATGCTTTTCGTAATTCAAGTTGGCCCGACCCCGACCCCGACGCGCAAGACACGTACTCTAGCCAAATAGAAGAAATGTTTTTGGTTTTCGGGTTAGATACTAACCAGTGGCCTGAAGGCACAGAACTTAATATATCGACGCTAGATGGGCAGCCGGTTGACGCAAATGAGGATGGTATCTATACGGTCGAAGAACTTGCAACGGTGGGTATTACTCGTGCAGCAGGGTACGACCCCCGTATGTTTTTGGGGAATGATGCTAGGCTCGTACTCGACACTCTAGAAGGCACATTAGACGGCCTTGGGCTAGATGTAGACGATATTGAAACTATCTTAGGGCGCATAGAAACTGACCTACAAAACGTCACTACTGCCGAAGATTTAGAAACGTTTAGAACCAATTTAGTTAATGAGTTGCTTGACCCAGAGACTGGCTTGCCTTCAATGGGTATAGACGAAGACGAACTTGGGGATGCCTTAGAACCTATAACAAAAGCTGTTGATGACCTTAAAGGTGCTATAAACGATGTAGGCCGAAACGTTGGGCTTCGTGCCGTAGAAGATGATCCTAACACGCCAGATGTAGACGAAAGTAGACCTGCTACAGGGTTGTACGGTTATATAGATGACGCTGTTGAAGCTGTAGAAGGCGACGTTGAAGCTATTGTAGGTGTAGCCGATGTTGATGGCGAAGGTAACCTAACTAAAGATAGCACTGGGTTATACCTTGAATTCTACAATGCTGGTNTTGACTACAATACCGCACTCGACCTAATCGGCAACNAAGACGAAGGTACAGGGCTATACGGTTATATAGACAAGGCCGTTGAAGAATTAGCAACTAAGGAAGATGTAAAAAACCTTGTAGGAGAACCAGAATACGGTGTAGACGATAATGGAGACCCCATTATAATTGGCGGTACCGGCCTATACGGCGTTATGTTCGGTATCGATGCTGGTAATGATGCTGCACTTGAAGCGTTTATCGGTACTGCTCCTACCAAAGATGCTGACGGTAATCTAGTCGGTGGTTCAGGTTTACTTTTGACCTTGGCTCAACAGGGTACAGCAATAGAGGATTTGCCTGCAGAAGTTGAACGGATAGTCGGTGTACCTAAATACAACGAAGATGGTACAGAAATCATTGGTGGTACTGGTCTATACGGGGAGATGGTTGATCTTGGTATAG